GCCGCTGCCGACCGTCAGGTACTGCTCCTGCGAGAGGGCGATCGACATGGCGCACTTGTCGGCGACATAGTTGAGGCCGCCGCCGATGCCGCCCTGGCCGATCGCGTCCTCGATGAACTCCTGCGACATGGTCACGCGCGTCGCGAACTTGTACGGCACGACCGAGATGGCCGTCGAGTACGACGGGTCGGACGCGCTGATCGTGGTTCCTTCCGTGACGAGCGCCGTGGTCGGCAGCGCGTTCTCGACGGTGATCGTGCGCTTCGAGTCGATCGGCACGATCGTGCAGAGCGCGCGGAGGACGCTCGCCTGGCGCATGCGCTCGACGATCCTGCGCTCCATGTCAGTGGGGATCGCCGCGCCGCTGGAGCTGAGCGACAGCGCGCGCATCTCCATGGGGTTGCCGCTGACGAGCGCGTTGATCCAGCGCTGCGAGTACTCCTTGGAGTCGGGGCCGCTCGTGGCGCGCGGCGCGCGCGTCTCGAACTCGGCGCGCGACTCCAGCTCGGCGATGCGCTTCTGCTGCGAGCGGATCTGCGCGAGCTTCTCCGCGGCGTCGAGGTCGGCGTCGATCTTCGAGATCTTCTCGCGCTCCTCGCCAGAGCCGCGCTTGTTGATGTCGTGCGTCTCGGAGTCGGTGCGGGCGGCGAACTTCTCAAGCGCCTTGCGGTACTCGTGAACCGTGTTCTGCATCTGGGTCAGGTCGTCCATTGCTTCATCCGTTCTGTGTGTAGTGCGAGCCGCGCGCGCGCGGCGTCCATGGCAGCCGCGTCAACGCGACGCAGGCTCGAACTGGTCTGGGGATAGGCGGCGTCCACGACGACGCTGATCTCGACGAGCGTGGCCTTCTCGACCGTGCGCTCGCTGCGCCTGGCGTTCCAACTGTCCTTGGTGACATAGAAGCCGAACGACATCTCGCCGCTCAGGTCGCCGCGCTGCATGAGCTCGCGGACATCGTTGCCGAGCGTGGTCTCTGGAAGCGTCGCGGTGTAGTGCAGGCCGTCGGCGCGGTCCTCGAGCTTGAGCGTGTTCGAGCGCGAGCGCGCGAGCGGCATGCGCGGGTCGTGGTTGTAGAGCAACTTGATGTCGCCGCGGACGCTGTCGCCGAACGCACCCGGCGCGATGCGCTCGGTGAAGGTGCGTCCGTTCTCGTGCAGCTCGCGCGACTGCGCGCCATAGACGGCGGCGACGCCCGACAGCGTCCGCCCGTCGATCCGCTGCTCAAGCGTCCCGATGTCACGACGAGAAATCATCGACGCTCCCTGCTTCGGCGCTCGTGTCGCTGCCGAGGTTCGTGGTGCCGCCGCCCGTGCCGACATTCAGCGCGAGCGTGGGCTCGTCGAGGCCGGGCAGAGGCGCAAGATCAAGCTTCGCGCGCGCCTCGTTGCGCGTGAGGAATCCGGCCTCTACGCCAGTGCGGAGCGCCGCCATCTGCTCGGCCATGCCTGGGCGGATGATCGAGTCGAGGTCGAAGGTCATCGACCCGAACGGAACGAGCTTGTGCAGGACCTCGGCGCGGATCGTCTCGATCCACTGCGACAAACAGGCATCGAGGTACATCCGCGACAACCATTCCATCGTCCCGTAGGTGCTGCCGGCGCTCTCCGACAGGTATGAGACGGGGATGCCGTAGATGCGCGAGACATCGGCGATCGAGAAGCGGCGCGCCGACTCAAGGCCCGTGTCGTCGATCGTCGAGCTGATCCGCTCGACCTTCATGCCCTCGGCGAGCACGACGGGTCGGCCGCTGTTCTCGCTGCCGGCGTGGCGCGCCTCGTAGTCGGCCATGATGCGCTGGCGCGCCTCAAGCGAGAGCGGCCCCGGGTGAACGAGCGCGATCTTGGGGTTGCCCCCGTTGCTGTAGGCGTTCATCGCCATGCGCTCCTGGGACGCCATCAGCGAGACGGCCGTGTTGCAGATCCTCACGGGGCTGTCGCCCCAAAGGCCCGTCGTGCCGGGCGCGCGGAAGTGCAGCACCTGTTCGAGCTGGAGCTCGCCGTACTGCGCCGAGCGGTAGAACGGCCGCGGGCCGGTGTTGTCGATCGACACGCTCTCGGCGTCGAGCGGGATCAGCTCGATGAGCTCGCCGCCGATCGTGCGGTTGATGAGCGCGAATGCGTTGCCGAACAGCAGCGTCTGGAGGACCATGCTGCGCTTGAACTCGAAGCCCGACATTAGCGTCGACGGGTCGCGCCAGAGCGCGTCGACGGTCGGGTCGGAGATCGTGCACTGGGTGCGGGCGATGTCGGAGGCGATCAGGCTCGTCGCCCGGTAGATCGGCGTGTACCGGATCGCGTTGATCGCGGTGACGAGCATGGGCTGACCGCCCGCCGGTTCGAGCGGCAGGCTTGTGTACGGGTAGTACCCGACGAACAAACGCTGTAGGAGACCTCGCAGCACGGGCGAAGCCTACTGACGAGATCAATCTGTCACTGGCTTTAAACCTCGGTTTCGTAACAACTTGCCTTCTGGCCTCCCCAGGTGTGGACGGCGATCACCGCGGCGACGAGCGGGTCGATGATCTGGGTCGAGCGCGACGCCTTGTCGAGCATGATGTTTGCGTTGCGGTCGCGGCGCGCGATCGCCGTCCGGCAGGCGACCTTCATGATCGGATCCTCGCCGATCACGAGATGCTTGGCCGCCCACATGTTCTGCCAGAGCTGGCAGCCCGGTCCCATCGTCGCCACGCCCATGCGGTACGGCTGCATCGGCAGCGCGTCGGCCACGCAGGTCTCGATCAGGTAGGCCGCTCCCCAGGCGTCGTAGCCGATCGACTTGAGGTCAAACTCCTCGCGCAGCTCGTGCAGCGCCTTGCGCACCTCCTCGTAGCCGACCTCGGCGCCGGGCGTCAGGGTCAGCAGCCCTTGCTCGGCCCACGCGCGCACGGGCAGGCGGTAGTCGAGCTCGCGTTGTTTGACATTGGCCGAGGGCCACCAGTACCGCCCGCGCAGCGCGCAGCGGCCGTCGTCGAGCGGCACGGCGACGACCATGGCGGTGAGGTCCAAGGTCTTGGACAGGTCAAGCCCGACCCACGCCGGGCGCTTGCGGAGCGCCGCCCAATCGATCTCCTTGCCGCCCGGCCAGAGCGACATGTCGAGCCATCCGCTGCCCTCCTCGCTCATGCGCGCGGCGATGAACCGGGAGAAGTCCCTGCGTCCCGCGCTCGTCGTCTTGAGCGTGTTCCACTGCTGGCGGATGCCGCGCGCGCTCGGCTGACCGTGCGCCATGCCCGGGTTGGCCTTGATCCACACCGTCTCGTCGTCAAGCTGGTCGGCTGGGTCGAGCCCGTACAGGATCGGGACGAACGAGTCGTCGTCGGCCTCCCCCGTCAGCACGGCCTCGGCCTCGGTGATCTTCTGCGCGTACACGCCGTCGGGGTTGTCGGCCGGCGTCGAGATGATCATGCCGAGCGAACTGCGGCGCTTGGCGCCCGTGGTGACGAGCTTGGTGATGGCGTCGCGGTTCTTGAACTCGGCGGCCTCGTCGGCGATCCAGAGCGACGGCGTCAGGCCGTCCAGGCTCTTCGGCGAGTTGGTCAGGGCCGTCATCAGGCAGTCGGCCTCGGTGCGCTCCATGCGTTCCCAAAGGACCTTGGTGTCCTCGCGCGCCAGCTTGCGCGCCATCTGGTTGGCCTTGTCGAGGCAGATCTCGGCCTGCTCGATCTTGTTGGCGATCATGTGTACGCGCTTGCCAGGTCCCTCAAGGAAGTCGAACAGGCCGCAGCCGGCGGCGAATGTCGTTTTTCCGTTGCCGCGCGCGACCTGGAGCATGCCAAGCTTGACCCGTCTTGAGCCGTCGTCGGTCCATTTCCACCCGAACCATTGGGCCACGATCCAGAGCTGCCATGGGTGCAGGATGAACGGCTCGCCCATGTAGTCGTCCACGAGGTTGACCGACGCAAAGAACTCGTCGATCTGGGCGACATAGGCCCAATCCATGCGGAGGTCCGCGCGATCCAGGTCCCGGTACCAGCGTTGGACCGCGGCGTAAACCCATCGGCTGCTCGGAGTTGCGCCAGATTGGACGCTGTCGGTGTACGCGAGGACGATGGATCGGACATCACGCGGCATGCGCTCGCTCATTTGCCCAGCAGGACGGGTGATGCCGTAGGAACC